CATCCCCCATATAACCCTCAGACTCCTTATCTAACTCACATAAGATACCAGTGCGTATAATCTCGTCTTTACTGTCTGTAAGATGGCTAATAGGATCTTCATCATCCACTGAACGTATAATGTCCATAGTATCATGATATGTAGTAGCCAGTATTTCAGATTCTTTCATCTAATCACCAACCCTATCATTCATGGATATACTGCCAACTTTTCTAAATCTCTTAAGCTGCTTTTTGTATTTATCCAGCAAATCACCAACACTGACTATCTTAGTTGTAGTGCCAACATTGTACTCTATTCTGGTCTTTCCCCTTGTGATAGCCTTAATCTCACCCGTATTAGCGGTATCTTGACCACCAGTAGATAGTGACTTAGAATAATCTGCCATCATCTCAACTATAATTAACTCTAGTTCAGTTGGGATATCACTCCTATTACAATAAGCTTTTATCTTTTCAATCAGAATATCAAGGACAAGGCTAAGAGTAGCCTCATCCTCAACGTCTCTTGATGTTAATATCTTAAGTTTAGCTAATATTCTTTCATTCAACTAAATCACTCCTACCCTTTTATCTGGCAAGTAAAATTAACCAATGCCTTAGGTTCAATCACCTTTGTACCATATACAAATAGACCCTTTACGGCATCAGCAAAAGTCTTCTCAGGTCTGTATGGTTCTATCTTAGTTATCTGACCCGCATAAGAAATTGCTTGGTCAGTACCTGCCATCACCGAATATTTCTTAGCAGATACTGGTACATTGTTAGACATTCTTAGCTGGAATCCAGCTACATCAGCACCATCTACAACGCCATTTTCTAGAACCTTAAAATCTTTTGTAAATCTAGGGTCTTTTGACAGCATACCTAAGTACCAAGCCGGTATAATAGCGAATCTACCTGCTCTAGTTACGTTATTTTCATCTAGCTTAACTGCTAAATCGACTAGCTGATCATAGGCATTAGCTACCTCTATATCTATAGGTGCGCCCGTTGAACCTACTTTAATTCCTGCATCTTTTACAAAACTTGCTATATGCTGGTCTATAACATCCCCAATGGCATAAGAAGCTCTATCCATAGCCTTATCAACTAATTTAACATTCGCCTGTGCAGCATCTATATCATCAACCTTAAAGTTAAAGTACTTTGCCTGGTCGATAATTAGTTCCTGCTGAGTTGATGTGATTTCTTCCGGATCTGCAAGCTTTTTAGCTGCCCCATCTCCAGTCAAATAATCCTTGATAGCTATAGGTCCTATCTGGTTAATCTTTACTTTATCACCTAAATTTTTGATTTCTCCCTCGTAGTCGTGATTTACAACATTTGCATATACTAATTTCTTATCCAAATTTGCAAGTAACCTAGCACTCCACAGCGTAGGTATAAAATTCTTAATTGACATATATTAATCTCCTTTTCTCTTATAACTTCATTCCCTTGATTGAATCCCAATTTGCATTGATTTCATCAACAGACATACCCTTTAAACTATCAACAGATATCGTAGTATTCTTGTCAGTAGTCTTGGGTGTTTTTCCTTTTAACCTCTCAGTAACAGCCTTTTCAACTGCACTGTCAAATTTTTCCTTGAATAGTTTGATGTTTTCATTTGTCGATTCGGCATCTTCGCCCATTAAAAAAGAACTAAATTCAACGTCAAGCCCTTGTTTACCAAGTTCTTTTACTGTTTCTAGTTCCAATTGGTCTCTCTGAAATTTTACCCTCTCTTTTTCAAGCTGTTCTTTCTCTTTTTCAAACTGTGCCTTGGCTCTTTCATCTGCCGACATCTTAGCTAGCTTTTCAGCCTCAGACTTTTCATTTTCAAGCTTTTCCTCATATTCCTTTTGCCACTTTAATTCAGCAGTTTTAATTGCCTGTGTAACCCTTTTATCAGATTCAGACTGTATCAACTTCTGTAGTTCTTCATCTGTGTAAGTTTTACCCTCTAGCTTAGTTTCTTCTGGTGGCGTACTTCCTACACCTTCTCCAGCTCCTGTATCTTCCGCCAGTAGCTGTAAATCCATTCTTAATAGTCCCTGTAAGTTATTCTTCATCCCTTATAGTTACTCCTTTCTTTGTAATAAAATAAGACCTTTTAACGTCATGTCTAGGACGGTTATATAAAAAAGCACCCACCTAAGTGAGTGCTGATTTATTAAATTATCTTGTTAATTGCTTTTTTATTTTTCTTTTAAAATCAATAATCGGTTGTTGCATATTCCACCCTAAAAGCGTGTTCGGACTTAAGTCATCAGTTTCCTCTGATAAAAATCCACACTCAATGTATATTTTACTCGCTACCAAATTAAGCATTTTTTCATATGGTGTATTATGACCTCTAAAATTAGCTACGTGTACTATATCTTGGGCTAACTCATATAATCTCAATCTGTCATAATAATTTAGACTACTTCTATCAAAGTATTCACTCATCAAGATATTATCATAAGGCAAACCTGCTTCACAAACAAACTTCACAATATCGTCTCTTTTATAAACTCTTATTACAGAAACAAACTTCATATTTACGTTAGGATTTTCTTTCTTAAATCTTATTAATTCTGCACCGTCTAACAATGTTCCTATGTTGTATTTTACGCTCAACCAGTTGATAGCTTCCTTGTGAAGCTTAAATATTTGCTCCAAATCCCTTATTACCATTACAGGATTTCCTTGATAATATTTGACCGGCAAATTAGGCTGATTAGTTGGAACTGATTCAATCTCATATTTTCCAGTCTTTCTTATAGTGGGTAAGACTTCATCAGTAACCCAATTACAAAATCTTTCAGCTTCTTTTTTCCTACTCTTAAATATTAGCTTGTATACTCCTGACTCTGTAAGAAAATTCTCACCTCTTGGATTAAATTTTCTGATGTCAACACTATTGACATCTGAATTTTTCATTAGTATTACTTGCTTTGAGTTCATTCCTCTAATCGCCATTCTTACTGAACTATCATTTAAATCCAAACATCTGCCGACATCATATGGATTAAATAATACTTTACCATTAAACTCAAATACTTCTACTTTCTGATTTTCAAATTTCATCAAATTATTCATTTTTGATTCTCCTTTCATTTGTAAGAAGTCACCAAATATGATATAATATTTCACAGAAGGTAACTTCACTTTTGAGATTTGCTTACGTCCGACCAAAGAGGTAGCAAATCTCTATTTTTTTTCTATCAACAGGTCTATCCCCCGTCTTATAGTCTCTGATTTTGTTATCTTATGATCCTCAGAATATTTAAGAACCCTTTTATGAGTATCTTCATCAAGCCTAACCTTGACATCAATAGTTTTCGGCTTGCCTATTACGGGTCTGCCCATTTTTGAAACCATCATTTCTCACCTCTCTTTATGTGTTCCATAAATCTATATTATACTTAGTGAACACATAAGTCAAGTACTTTTTTAAATTTTTTCAAGAAAAAAGCAACCCTAAATGGATTGCTTGGTTTAATCTATATTCAACTCTTTATGAAAGTACTGCAAACATGACATATCGCATAATATTTTATTTTTTGATATTTCTCTATTCGCATACGCCTTCTTGTAGTTTTTTATGTATGTTATCATTTTTGATTTTACAAAGTGCTTTTTTCTACTAAGTAAAATAAATTCCTCGTCTGATATGTATGCTGTTCTTGTTTTATCAACATACTTATCTACGTCAAGTATTACTACCGCTTTACTTAGGTCAAGCCCTTGTGTCTTTTCTTTGTCGGTAAAAATTGCGTGCCTATGTTTTATATGATGCCTAATTGGTATTGCAAAATTCAAACTGTCAACCTCAACTATACACATACAAGCATATGGTCGATTTCGCTTTTTCTCCATTTCCACACAGTGTGAGTAATCGACAAAAAACTCATCTGATAAAAATCTAAATTCCATAAAAACCTCCTGAAAAAACCCCACCTATATAAAACAGGTAGGGTCTTCATCTCAACTAGTATTTTTTTTGATTATCCTGTTCGCCACTATACGAACATATCTTCTCGAACATGGACTTCTTTAACGTTGCCCCACTACAACTACGCTGAACGCTCTTTTCTTCACCGCATCCTTAACGAATAAGGTTTTTGATGTATACCTGTATTATACCACCCTCTAAAAGAAGTGTCAAACAAATTATATAAACGGTGTGATATCTTTTACATCCTTCAAACCATTCTTAATCTTTTGCATTGTTGAATTTTCCTGTAGAAACTCCATTCCTTTTATTGTTAGCCTAGGTTCAATCACCTTAAAGCCATATCCACCAGTATAATTTACTCTTGCAAATCCATCAATTAATCCATCATCAATCATAGACTGAAGTATCCTGTTTCTTCTTTCTTCACTAATTTTTAAAGCATCTAGGAATGTACTGTCAAATACTGGATTATCCATAGATGCTTCAACCCCAACCAGTATCTTGTACACTATTTTCAGGTTATCCATTATACCACCTCTTTTAATCTTTCATAGTACATTCTAAGCCTAATATCCATATTTGTAGTATCAGTATATGGCTCAGTTTCTGCACATAACTCAGGAAGTTCATCAACTATATCATATGTCTCATCTGTAATGATATCATCCCAATTATCAAGTAAGTAATCCTCTAAGAAGTGATAGAAGTTGTACTCTCTTGTGATGTTTTGATATCCCTCAGGAACTGTAACTGTATCACCATCAAGATATGATTTTATTAAATTCATTAGCTCTTTAATCATATTCAATCCATCCTTTCTTAGCATTTTTTCTTGGCACTATAGATATTATATGATTAGGATTATCAAAAGATTTAATAACGGCAATCTCATTCCTAAACACTACAAAATTACCATCTGGTTCCCTGTAGTTAGGTTTACTTTTAACGAGTGTGACAAAATCATTTTCACTCATATGCGTTCTTTTATCTTTATTTGCAATTCTATCATAATATCTAGCTACACTATGCTCATTTAAATCTAAATCATGATCTTTTGCAAAATTCTTTATCGTATCCTTGCACTTAGTTTTGAACTGTTCAGACCACTCTTTCTTCTCAATAGCATTAAAACTCCTATATTGGTTCTTAGCTCTCCAATACCCTTTGTCATCATTATACTTTAAATCTTGATACTTATCAAATGATTTAGGTACTTGTACATCTGCATTTTTGTACTTTTCAAACTGTTTCTTGTCACTATGCCTATTTTTCCACTTCTTCTCTTCTTTCAAATACTCTGGGTCACTTACTACATACTTCTCATGCCATTCTTTATAACTTAGCGACTTATCAACCTTTACCTCGTTATTATCTTTATCTCTTGCTGTTCTTGTACCTTCTAGGTCACCTGTATAAGGTACTGTGGTACTTCTGCACCTAGGATGCATTGGCGGATAATTAACGCCCGTTTGAGCTTGATATACGTCAAATACTTCATGGTCTAAATCCCTGCACACATCAGATGTTTTAAGGTCAAGGGTAGCAATGTAAATGTATTTATCTACACCCATTTCTTTGTAGGCT